AATAAATATACCAAAGTTATATAAGTACAATTCTTTTATTTCTTCTAGTGTAGCTACATTGTACTTCCCAATCTGCATAGCAAATTCATCTTTAAATGGAGCATATTCTAATATGTCTGCAATTCTACAGGAAATGCATTCTGCCATTTGTTTAGTAATAAACAAACTGCTTTGTAGGATATGCCTTGTGGCTGTGTTAGAATTAGCTGCTGCCAATTTTTGTAATCCAACCAATGACCCTTTATCAGGTGTAGATGCATCCCTAGCTTCATTTAACCCCGTAACATCTCTAATCATATTCAAATAATGATTATACGCTGTAACAAGGCTATTAATTTTACCAATCGCACTACTTGAAGTTATTTCGGTAATAGGCATTTTAGAATGGTTAAAATCCCCTTCCATAGTAGAGGCACTTCCAATTACGCTACCCGTAGACCAATAAAGATTTAACGCATCCATTGGAGAATATACGCCACCAGTTCCTAAATCTACTCCATTTATCCCATTTATATCTACAAAAACACCATCAGGTGTCATCCTAGAAAGTACTTGCTGTAATTTTAAATGTGTAAGTTGTATCAAATCGGCAAAAGGTAAAATGCGTTTACCTAGTGATGATATTTGTCCTTTGTACATTTGAGGTGCAGATACAATATAATTAGGCATTGCATTTTGTGTAGCTGACTTAGGGCGAACCATGTTTTTAGATAACTCCCACTTTAAAATTATTTCAGTACCTAATACCATAACCCCTTCATACCATACATCAATTCTACGTTCTATTTTCTCAAAATGTTCATTTGGTTCAGGATTAAATTCACCACTTTTAGGGATAACCTTTTCCATCCCATTATCTAGCTTCTTCTTTTTGTAAACTTCTTTCTTACTTGTCTTGTAATTGAAATACATCAATGTACAAGTATCTCTATTGAATAGACTATTCCAATAAGGTTGCATAATGCCATAATATTGATACCATGATGAACCTACACTTGATATCCTTTCTACTTCTTCATCAGTAATATCTGGTTTTATTTTAAGTATCTCTGTCAATGGAACATTTGGCTTTACTTCACCATAATAAAATACATCCTCAAATATTGGCGATTCAGTATAGGAATATACAAGATTTGCAGGATCAACATAGCTTAATTTCACCCCGCTATTTGGATTAAATTCATGTTTACAAGCACCAATACCTATTGCAGTCAAATCATATAAAACTTGCTTTCTAATTATTTGGTCATAGTTATTTTGCAACATAATGGTACTAATACCTACTTCTTCTGCAATTTCAATACTTGGCTTGTATTTCATTTGCATGTGCAACTTTAATTCATTTGCATTTTGTGGTATTTCATTTTCAGGCATATCAAACCCATTAACGCCAAAATTATCTTTGATAGCGGATAATGCAGGTTTACCATACATATTAAGTTCCACCATTTCTTGATACTTATTCTTTTTCTCCATTGACATGATATCAAGTGCCTCACATTTTATTTCATATAGTCTATCTTGATTACCATTAACAACTATATCAATAAACTTAGGCATAATTTGAACATTTGCCCAATCTAAATTCAGGTGAGATAAATCACCGTTAGTAGCCATTAATGATTTGTACTTAGTATTAGATTGTTCCCCTCTAGCGTATAACCTAATATTATGAAAATCAATCCATTGATTATAGAATCTACAAGTAGTACCATCTCTGAAAAACCACTCATATTGAATACTTTTTCCTACAATTATTGCGTATTCTACACTAGCCTTTTCTTCATCTGAAACGAGTATGCTAGGGAATGAGGTTTGCTGTATCGATATATTGTATGTATTTTTTTCCATTATATGTGAGTCCATGTTTTTCTGTTAATAATACTTGTTATTGCACTTTTGCCTATATTGTATTTTTTGGCAATCTTCCCATGAGACATCCCTTCCAATTCCCTTATTTTTCTTATTTCAATTACTTGCGATTCATTTAATATAGCAGACCTAGCATCAACACCTCTTTTTGCCGATTTCTTTATTTTTTCTTTTGTAGAATCTGGCAATTTTTTTCCATAAAATGGATGGTTAGCCCCAGAATTTGCAATAGATAATTTCCTTTTTGTTTCATCCGACCTAACCTTACCCTTATTGGCAATAGATATTTTTAATCTTGTTTCAGGGGAAAATACTGGGTTCATACTAGAAATTCTCATTTTTTCTATTGATTCTTGACTATGTTTTCTACCCATCTGTGCAATAGATATTTTTCTCTTTACATATTCTGGCGTTACTTTCCCTTTGTGAAATTCAGATACTTTTTTTCTATTTTCTAATGATATTGTTTTGCCTCTATTCGCATCACCCATTTTAATTCTGGATTCTAACGTATGTATAAGACCCTTACATCCCTCCCCCCCATCTGTCATGTTTGCTAATACCCCATTGCCATTATCTATTCTTTTGTATAATGAAATAAATTCAATTTCTTTTTTCTTAGCATCTTCTACGCTTAGATTGTCTAAAAGGATTTCAACTTCATAACTAGTTTTATTTGTAATTTTATTCCAAATATTATTTCTAGTTTTTTTGCAAAATGCCCTTTGGTATCTATTATCAGACCCTATTCCAATATAAAATGGTTCGTTTTTATCTAGTCTAATGTGCCTATATACATATGCCATATTTATTGCGTTTTAATTTTGCTGATAGTTCCTTTATTATCGTATTGTGCAAAATTAATACTAATTTTCTGTGTTTTCACAATTGGAAGGTATAAATGCTTTTGAGTTGCCATAATTGCATAGCCAGAACTTACGGATGCATCATGTATAGTTCTATTATTTATATCAAATCTAGCCCAATCTTTAAGTGTTGCGTTAAAATGCATATTACCCATTTCATCTGAACTTCTATAAGTACCTATTAAATCGTACCCAACATTTTTTTCTATATATGTTTGTATAGCATCTGCGTGTGCTTGTTTCATATCCTCACTAGCACTAGGTACGCCACCTAATTCTAATTCGGTTACAGATAATTTATTTGTAGGCTTGTCGGGTCTGTTCATTGAGAATGCCCTATAACCTCTATGCTTAAAATGATATAGAATACGAGGTTTATTATTTTCACAAAGCATTGGCATACCGTAAAATACACAAGCCATTAAAACATCCTCAAAAAATATTTCTGCTGTTGAAGGTCTAGCGATATATTCTAAAAAAAATTCATTTACAGGTGCATCATCAAGGTTATACTTAGTTTTACCATGTAATGCACCATTAGAACCACCACCGCCAACAACTCCAGAAATATCGTATGGGTCACAACCAAATGCACCTAAATGTTCGTTATTTGGATAGAACCTACCATTATTTTTAGTAACATTGTTTTGTAATTCTTTAGGTGGAATCCAACTAACTTTAAAACGACCATTTGGGTCTGGTGTCCATATAACTTTAGTATCTTTCACCCCGTCAAGCCAACTAAAGTAACCTCTAGTGATATACCTATTCTCCATTAGTCCTTCATTGTAATCTATTTGTTGGTATATTTTTGTAAGGTTAAATAATGAACTACTACTTTCATCTCTAAATGCATGAGAAGTTGTACGTGGGTATTGTCTATAAAATTCATTCAATCCAACAGAATCTCCTTTTAATCCATTGACTTCATTCTCCCAATACTTAACTACTCCCATAGTTACTTTTTCCCCTTCACTATTAATTACGGGCTTACTTTTAGATGCTTCTAGTATAGGATGCCCATACTCGTCAATAAATCCTTCGTAATTACATTCCATTGGAATAAATAATGCATATAAACCGCTTTTAGTCCTATCATTACTAGTTCTATCCATTGGGTTAGAATCTTCAAATAAATCTTTGTAATTCTGTCCTCCTTTGTCTAATGCATTAGAAGTAGAACCCATTAAACATTTACCTATAATTCTATTACCTAAACGTAGACAAGTTCTAGTTACATTCCAATTTTTAACTATATTTTGTGGCTTTTGCCATTTGGCGCTCTCATCTTGAATTAATAATAATAGCTTTTGACCATCATAAGAATTATCATCTGTGCTATTCCAATCAATTACAGTATTCAATCCTTCTTCTTCACGTACAACATCTGTTTTATTTATAGATGACTTGGTAATTTTAGATGCAGGAACTTTAAATGATAATTCAGTTTTTGGCTTATCCATACCATCTTGTATAGGTTTAAAAAAGAATGGATAATTAGTATAGATAGGTACTACCTTTTCGGTAAACATATCCTTAGCGTCACCACCCGTTTTAGATAGAATACCTATTTTAGATTCGCTATTTATTGTTCCAATATTAATACATTCGGATGACCCCATATACGAAAACCCTGAACGTCTAATCTTCAAATAAATCATTCCAAAGCATCTAATATCTGCTTTACACGCTTCCCAAAAGATAAAGAATATTCTATTTGCCTCACGAAAGTTTGGTAATCCAACGTCAATTTTAGACCATTGTAAATACATATAATGAGAACCCGTAATGTATGTTGGTACATTATTATTCATAAACCAATAACCATTCTCACGCCTTATGAACTCGTCTTCAATATAATCAATCCATAGGTTTTTAAACGCATTATCTCGCTTATTCCATTCAGCCATTGACTTAATGGATTTAAGTTCGCTTGGGTATATAAATACAACCCATTTATTGTGCTTTGTAGCAAGTTTATTTGGTACTAAAGGTAATCCTATCAACAACCCATTTATTTGGTAAATTTCGCCCAATGTACCATCTTGCGATATGATTACAATGTTGTATTCTTCATTATAGCCATAATCCCACGATTGATTTCTATTCTTTGTGGTTAGTACTTGTTTTGGTATTATATTATCAATAACCTTGTATAGCATTTATTTATTTAATTGCTTTAATACATTATCGACTATCTCTTTTACTTCGCTTTGCACTACTCTTTTCAATGTAAATGCGAAGTCAAATAGTATAGCTTCTTTATCTTTAGAGTTTTCAAGATTCATTAATTTTTTTATCCCACCTTTTATAAAATTATCAGAAGAAAAAAAAAGCCCATGTAATTCGTGCAAATCGCCATCGCATCGAAAGCACATATTTTCTATATCATACTTAGGACGATATTCATTGACTTTATTTTTTGTGCCACGTTTAGATATTTCTTTTTCCATCGTTATATTTAATTTAATTATTTCTTTTTTGAATAAAGTAATAAGGGCTGTTCATGTACATTAGCGGAGCGATTCTAAAAGATGTAACTCAATTATCCCGTTCACCCTTATTATCTATTTCTTTTTTGAATACCTTTCCGCAAACCCTATCTTTGAAAGTGCCTCTGAATTTTCACCTTTCGTATTAAGTAAATTTTCTTCTTCCTCAATCCTAGATAATATCGCAAATGAATCTTCAATGGCTATACGTTTTGCTTGTGATGCAGTCTTTAATCTATCAGCACTTAAATCATCTCCAATACCACCAATAATAGGTTCTTTAGCCACCTTAATTAATTCGGCAACGGCAAGTCTACCTGCTTCGATTATTTCTTGTTTTAAGAGATTATTAGACATAGGTTTCGTGTGTACATTCGATATAATTTTTTACCTTCTACATTAAATTCATATTCCGATTCGGGTTGGAATACAACCGTATCTCCTTCTTTAATTCCTAATTCTTCTGTTTCTTTATTGCCATATACTAATTTCCCAATCAATGAATCTTCCGTTGGTTCTACAAAGCAAAATGAATTTACCGAAGTCCATTTGCCATTATGCTTATAAAGATAAAATTGTTCGTTGAAAATAAAGTATAACCCATCTTTGAAATAAGAAGTGCCATTCCTTTCACGACCTTTTATATCATAGTATTTTCTAAATGTATTATGGTGTACTATCAATGTATCTCCTTTAGTAATTTCACCTTTGTATGTGTATGGCGTATCAACTACTATTGCTTGTCTATTAGTAACTTGATGGTCTTCTTGTGAAGCACTAAGTACTAAACCATCATTGGTAATAGGTGTGTACCTCTTACCATCTAAAGGCTCAAC